GCTGATTACCACTAGATTGGTTTCCGCGGCGACGCTTTTGCTTTGGATGATCTCGGTGGCGGTGCCGCCGATATTGTCCTCACTGTAAAAGCTCACCGTGATATCCGCCGCGTTCGTGCCGTCGACATTGGCGACGATAAGCGTGTTCACCTTGAAGACTTTTCCAGATGCATCTGCGTTGCTCAAGACCTCGGTGGCGCTGGTCGTCGTGAGGTCGACCGTGGCAGTCTTTCCAAGGACCGAAGTCGCAGCGATGATGTTCGGGGCAGCCATGACGGAAACTCCTTAGCTAAAGATCAGGGACAGCGCGAAGGCTGTGCTGTTGCTGGCAGTGTTCGCAAACGAAAGCGTTCCAGAGCCGTTGGTGACAAGAACTTGGTCTGCCGTGCCGTCAACCGTGGGCAATGTGAAGGCGGTGACAAAGGATTGGAGGTTGGCATCGTAGGCCAAGACATCAGACCCGATTGCAACCCCCAAATTGGTGCGCGCAGTCGAGTCGTTGTCGAGATCAGACAGGTTGTTCGCCGCAAGCAGGTATGGAGCAAAGGTTGCGGTGAAGTCGGTAACCTTCGCGCCGGCCCCGGCCCCATCCGCGTAGATGATCGCGGTGTTCCCGTCGGCAATGGTCACATCCCCGCCCGAGCCCTGCGTGAAGACGGCGCTTTCGCCGCTCCCGTTCACCACGAAATAGAGCTTCTGGGCATCGTTGGGCGAGATCGTGATCGTGTTCGTCCCCGACGGCGACCCACCAAGCACCAGCACCCGGTACTGTCCCTCGGACAAAGATCCGTCGCTCGTGGTCAGCGTGTGTGTTGTCCCCGAGAGGTTGATCGTTCCGACGCCGTTCACGACGCGGTCGATGATGTCGTAGTTTACGTTGGCAGTCGTGCCCCAAGTCCCGGACTGTTCGCCGTTCGCGGGCTTCTCGATGCCAGTGTTCGCCGTGTAGGTACTGGGCATGGCTCTTCCTACGGTTTGATTTCAACCCAGATCGTGTTCACATCCGGAATGATGTTCCCGTACACTAGCACATCTCCAACGGCAGCAACAGCGGAGATACCAGTGACTTGAACAACGGCTTGACCGATAACCGTGGCGTTTCCAACTTGGCCATCGGCCGCGTTTGGCGCGACCACCGGAATGACCGCCGTCGTGCGCTGGGTGACAACACCAACCTCACCAGTGGCCTCGACGCCTGTGGGAGATACCACCGCCGTACCAGTGACGGTGACAACGCCGAGCTGCCCTGCTGCTGAAAGGCCGGTAACGGGAATGGATGCCGAGCCCGAGATCGTAACCGTCCCGACCTCACCAGTGGCCTCGACCCCCGTCAAGGTTACAACGGCGGCACCCGTAATCGTGACCGCGCCAACTTGCCCATCCGCCTGAAGACCAACGAGCGTGATCGAAGCGTCACCCGTGGCGGTGACAACGCCAACCTCACCAGTGGCCTCGACCCCCGTTACTTGGACCTCGGCACTCGCTGCAACGGTGACAGAACCCACCTGACCGGTGGCTTGAACCCCGGTCACCCAAATCGTGCCCTCGGGAAGGGCTGCTAGTGGGGATGCTGCGATGGGGCCGAAACCGAGCATGGCTTACCTCAATGTTTGGCGGGCCACGTCACGGAATACGGGAAGCCCTCTTGTGCAGTAATATCACGAAGCGCCTGACGATACACCTCCCACTCCATAGGGATGTTCGTGCCGCGCTCGGTGTGCATGATGACGATCCAATCTGTCTCAGAGAGCAGCCGATCTCGATGCGCGCGAACATTAACAGATGCCGTTTCGATAGGCAGTTCAAGAACTCGCCACACCTGCGTCCACGTCCTGTCAATGTTCTGCACAGATTGAGAGACGCGATGCGTCTTGCTATCCACCGCAGGAGCAGGCACCGCCTGCACGGGATAAACGTCATACGCCGCTAGAACACTGTCAGGCACCTGCTTCGGGAAGCTGGTGTGCGGATTGTCACGGCGCAGTTCGCCGAGCGTGTAGGGATATTTGCTCGGCTGGCCGTTTGTTACTTTGACGAACATTTCCGTCTCCTTTGGTTAGAGGTCATAGGAAAAAACAGCGTCTCCAACGCTGTCAACGATATACATCTTCGTGCCATCGTCTTTGAAGAATAAGTCTCTCGGGAGTGTCGCTTGCGCCGCCACGCTAAAGTTCTGCACATAAGAGGCCGTGCTGATGTCCCATGCAGACGATAGGCTGTATTCATTCACATCGTCGCCGCTTTGGCCGGTGATATACATCTTCGTGCCGTCGGATTTGAAGAAGACGCCTTGCGGGTTTAGCTCTTGCGCCGCCACGCTAAAGTTCTGCACATAAGAGGCCGTGCTAACGTCCCATGCAGACGATAGGCTGTATTCATACACAGCGTCGCCGGTTTGGCCAACGATATACATCTTCGTGCCATCGTCTTTGAAGAATAAGTCATTCGGGGCTGTCTCTTCCGTCTCCACGCTGAAATAGTCAGTGGCCGGATATGTGAACGACGCCGTGCTGATGTCCCATGCAGACGATAGGCTGTATTCGAAAACAGCGTCCGATTTAGAGCCGCCGACGATATACATCTTCGTGCCATCGGATTTGAAGAAGACGCCACCCGGGCCTGTCTCTTGCGCCGCCACGCTAAAGTTCTGCACATAAGAGGCCGTGCTAACGTCCCATGCAGACGATAGGCTGTATTCATTCACATCGACTCCAGAGCTGCCGACGATATACATCTTCGTGCCATCGTCTTTGAAGAAGACGCCTGTCGGGGTTGTCTCTTCCGTCGCCACGCTAAAGTTCTGCACATAAGAGGCCGTGCTAACGTCCCATGCAGACGATAGGCTATATTCATTCACATCGTCTCCAGAGCTGCCGACGATATACATCTTCGTGCCGTCGGATTTGAAGAAGACGCCTTGCGGGACTGACTCTTGCGCCCCTATGCTAAAGTTCTGCACATAAGAGGCTGTGCTGATGTCCCATGCAGACGATAGGCTGTATTCATTCACATCGTCGCCGCTTTGGCCGGTGATATACATCTTCGTGCCGTCGGATTTGAAGAAGACGCCATTCGGGGCTGTCTCTTGCGCCCCTATGCTAAAGTTCTGCACATAAGAGGCCGTGCTAACGTCCCATGCAGACGATAGGCTGTATTCATTCACATCTTGGCCGGTTCGGCCAACGATATACATCTTCGTGCCGTCGGGTTTGAAGAAGACGTCTGCCGGGGATGTATCTTGCGCGGCAACATAAAACCAATTTATCGGCGACCCATTATACGCCGCATTAGCCAAATCCCAGCCGCCAGTCGGCACACCACCAGCCGCCGCTTGTTGCATCAGCCTCGCAATGCTCATGACAGGTCTTGCCCCGCAGTGAAGCCATACCAAATCGTGCCGCCGTCATGCGTGAAGAACACGAACACATCGACATCGCCGGAACCAGTCGAGAGTGTCGGTGCAGTGGCAGCGGCCCAATCAACCGAGGCAGGCCAAGTGATCGTGCGAGCCGTGCTGTCCTGCGTTACCTTGAGCGTGAAGCCGTAGGCGGTTCCCGAAGCTGGCGGATTGGAGAATGTCGTGCTGGTCACATCCTCCGACAGGCTTAGAGAGAAAACATTCCCTGCTTCACAGTCTATGGTTAAAGCCCCAGAAGAAGAAGCGACAGAAACAAACGTTTCATTGTAGGACTTCGCTTGGAACTCTTCAGGAGCAGAAAAATCCCCTGAATCATTAACCTCGAGGAAGTGTGCCGCAGTAGCTGTAATGAACACCGAGGCCGAGCCTGCGAGATTAAGCGGGGAACCGGAGTTTGAACTCTCCGTGGCACTACGAGTAAGTGTGGTCCCGCTGGCAGTGTAGGTGCCGGTGCCAATCTCCCAAGAAGAGCCCTCTTCAATCGTGTACCGGACAACCTCACCATCCAGAACCCCGGCGTCCGCGAAGGATTGGTAGCCTGCTTCAGCCGACCCAAGGGTGATCGTCCCCGTGCCGGTAGTGGCCGTGGTCATGCGGGCGCGGTTGACGAGCGTCACCATCTCGGGGCTCCTATCTCAGACGTCAGGCAATGCGGATGATCGCGTTCGACGCATCCGCAGTCGGGAAGACGATCTGGAAGTCGCCTGACGACGAGCTCTTATCCGAACCAAAGTCAAGAACAACCACTGCCGGGTCACCCGCCGCCGTGTCGTTGTAGATCAGCGCGCCGCGAGCCGTGATCGTTGCCGACGTAAACGTGATGTCCGAGAAATCGGTGAACGCCGTCGTGCCGCTCGTCGTCGGGGTCACATTGGTCAACGTGCCGCCGCCAGCCGAGTAGGTGCCAGAGTTGCCGACCTCGTTGCTCGAAGTGTAGGCCGTCGTCGCAGCCGTAAACGAAGCCGAGTTCGTGTACAGCGCCAGCTTGAACGCATCGCCCGTGCTGGCGGTAAAGTTGTGTACGCCTTGCAGGAGCTCCTGCTTGAACGAGGTACACATAAAGTTGCCCGTGAAAGCCATTTCAGAGTCTCCTGACCAGTTCTGCGAGCTTCGGTTCACCCGCATCCATTAACGTATTGTACACGGTTGTGCGGTCACTTTGAACCGCTTGTTTCAGGTACAATTCTATCAGCTTCTCGATCCGAGCGCGATACGCCAAAGCCTGATCTCGAATAGCCGGCGGGGCTGTGTCCGAAACAGCCACAATCTTGTCCGCGCACTGCTGAGCCAGCTCTTCGGCCGTAAAGCCGCGGCGATCAGTCGTGCGAACCCCGACCTTGAAATCGGAACTTAATTCCATTGCTGCAGTAATCATTGTTTTGCCCTCATGACCAGACCCGTGCGGTATTCATCCGTTGTTTCCTTGGCCTCGCCCAGCTGCTTAAGGCCGATCAGGCTCTCTTGAAAGCGAGCGGTGTAATACTGCATCATGTCTTGCTCACCCTTCATAAAGGTGTAGGCTTCCATGAGGCAACCATAAAGCAGCGTCAATTCCGCGTTGGTACTGAGCCACGAAGTCTGATCTTCTGCCAGCTCTGTGATGCTCTGCGGGCGGTACATGTAGTGCAGCTCAACCGGGAAACTCGACGCCGGCGTGGGCGCTAGAATAAAGTAACCCACATCGAACTGTGCGTAATACTTCGGATCGCCGGTCACGTCGGGATCCGGTGTGTACTCCTGCAGGAAAGTCACATCCTTAAAATCCATGAACACCTTCTCGCCGTCGGCGTTCGTGTAACTCAGGGAGAACGGAGCGAGGAAGTCGGACGGAGCAGCCAAGTACTTGTTGTTGGCCGAAGCATTCGCTGTCGCGTTCTTGCGAAACAGCGACAGCTGCACCTGCTTGAGAATACGCTCCTCCGCCATGCGGATGAACAGCGGTAAGTTTGCCACGAAAGTCGATTCCGTGTTTTCGGTGTAGTCTTGAATCGCCTGTTTCAGTTGCCCGTATGTAAAGCTCATGTCGTCACCACCGTAACCTGCCCTACACTACCTACCATGCGAGGCCGCACAAGGCTAGGATCCTCTATTGTCGGCACTCCGACGTAGATCTGCAGAGCCTCGGGCTGGTCGGGGCGCGGGTTGCGTAGCGCCTGTGGGTCTGGGCCGACCTTTGGCGGGTAGAGCTGGGGATGCTTCGGTTCGTACTCGTCCGGGCCGACAAGCGCACCTGTCCACTCCTTCTTCATGTCGCGAAGACGGTAGCGGAACCCGGAGCGGTCCGAAATGCCGTAGGCGTTTTTGTCCGACGCGAAAGCCATTAGGTCCTCATGTAGCGGGAGCTCGGCTGTAGCTTCAAGGATACACGGTCCTCATCTTCCTCCGCCGCACGTTGGAACTCTTCTTCGTACACAGCTTTCAGGATCTGCAACCGTTCCGGCGCCCGTTTCATGGCCAAATAGTAGGCCAGCCCCGCGACCATGCAAGGCAGGAAGCGGAACGGAAGATCAGTCGTGTTGACCAACGCATCGGCGTCCTCGATCCGCTGGACGTAGTAGTAGATCAGCTGGTCCGTAGAGTTTTCCGGCGTCTGCCAGAGGGTGATCACAGGTTGGATCTGACGGTTCAAGAAGAACTGCGACGGCCGGCCTTGATCGGTCTTGTTCGGGAACGTCAGGTACTCCCCGCGGCTGATCCGCTCGACCTCGTAGTCCGTACCATCCCGGCGCAGCACCATCTCGAGGATGTCGACCACATCCGCGCCTAGCGTGTAGGTCGATGTGCCTTGCGTAAGAGTGGTCGTCCCCTGAGCTACCGTCCAGAGATTCAGGCCCCGGTTCGCCCAGTCAGCGAACATCAGGTTGAGGGACCGACGAGCTGTGCGCGCGTCGTAGCCCGTGCGAACCTCAAGGCCGCAGCGCTCATAGGCTTCCTCGATGACTTCAGCGACATCGAGGTTGAAGGTCCGGGTGCCTGACGTGGTCATTTTTTCTTCGCCGTCTTGGCCGACTCACGGAACGCCTTTGCAGTCGGCGCACCTTTGGTGCCGGGCTTCCTCATTTTCTCGCCAGAACCTTCCGCGATCCGCTTCCGCTTGGCGTGGATGTTGGCGTAAAGACCGGGGCGCTTGGCCATTACTTCATCTTTCCCATGGCCATCTGCTTGCGGGGGCTGCACATCACCTGCCCGCCCTTGGCCATCTTGACCTTGCCGCCCTTCTTGTAGCCGGCCATAACCTTGCCGCCCATCTTCATACCCTTGGGTTTGCATCCAGCCATCGGAACCTCCGTTATCTGCTTGGCCATATTAGCACGGTTCATTTTCACTGTCCCACGTTGTTCTTGATGTAGAAGCCAACCGCCCCAGCAATAAAGGTCAGCACCGCAACGGTGACCACCTTCACGACTGTAGACCAGATGGCTTTCTTTGTATCGCGCCACGAGGTCAGCAGGTTGCGGATTTCCTCGAGATCCTTCTCTGCGTTCTGGTCGTGCAGCCCAAGTTCTTCGAGCGCAGCGCGGGCGCCCTTCTTGGCCGCGCGGTCGAGCATAGCCTCAAATTCTTCTGGGGTCATGTTAACGTTTCCCATGTCAGCATTTCCACTTCTTTAAGGCTAGAGCTTTTCGAGTCGGACGACCTTTCTCGTCCTTCATTGGTCCGGGCATCCCGCCCATCCGAGCGCAGAAGCTTTTCTTGCGGCCCGCGTCCTTTTTGTTCTTCGGGTTCGGAGCCGGCGGTTTGAGGTTCATACCCTCACGTTTCGCCGAAGCTCGGCCCTTGTCGTTG